TTTTGCCAGCAGGATCATTATCAGGCCACAAAATAAGCTCTTTGTTCTGCAATGGGGAAAAGTCAAACTGGTGAGCAGTCTTCTTTGTTAGCGCACCAGCACCGCCAATCGTACAGGTAGCTGTATATCCAGCATGGTTTAGAGCATCAGCACACTTTTCGCCCTCGACCCATATAACACGGTCAGATGCTAATACATTCGGGATGTTATATAACGGGCGTATATCTGGGAACTTGGAATATGGTGAGCCTTCTACAAATGGCCTAAACTCTTTCTTTGGCTTGCCCTTTGTGTTCAACATGGGGTTGCCAGCAATGTCCTTTACATTGTACCGCCTGACGGAAACCAGCACCTCACCATCAGCATTGGTGTACACATACTCAGCATCATACGGTGAATTAGCGTTATACTGCGGCCTGATAGGGTTTTCTATCGGCGCATTATCCCGAACAATTTCAGGCCCAGTGCTGTCGAGGTAACTGGAAAACATCTCCTTTATCTCTGGAAACTTCATGCCACGAGCCTCCATTAAGATCTTTACG